AGAACCGCCTATGGCTTCCCTCATTGATATTTCTGCCGATTGAATAAACATCTCAAGCAAATCAATTTCTGCACCCTCTCCTGTTTTAATCATATCCAAACCAGAAATCTGAACAGGACACTGCAACTGTTTCCACTCAAAAATTCCACTTGTTACAGGGTCGGCTCTCACAGGTGAAATTATGCCTAAGTCTGTGTAAGCCTCAGTCGTGGGTAATTCCTTTAAGATATTAAATCTTAAATGTGGCTTCCCACCTGTCCTGATTATGGCTCCCATATCCTTTAAGCGATACAGGAGTGCCGTTCTGGTCGAAATATTATCAAAGAGAAGGGGTTGAACTTCATCTCTAACTATCGAGAAAATACGGTTGTATGTTCTCGTTACAGAAGTATTACCTGCCATTCAACCTCCAAATTATCAAACCATCGAGTTATAAGTGATACTTCTCTTTTATATCAGCTTTAAGTGAAGGCCAATTAAACCTACCGTGTTTATCTCTTTTGACTTCTAATGGGGTTGTAACTGTATCACTTCCGCTCTGAGAAGCACCTTTCTTTTTCCTCTCAAGTTCTTCCTTCTTCTTTTTCTCTCCACTCGCTAAGAGTGCTGTCGTAAGTTCATCTTTAGTGGCAAAGTGGAAAAGGAGTTTTTCTATGGATGTATGAGGATATTTAATGGCTGACGACTTTATTTCCGCCTTGTATTTATCCACTAAATCCTTACCATATTCAACTTCCAATCCCTCCAGTTGATTCTCAATTCTTTCACTCTGATTCACAACTGTCGTTGCCCTTAGAAGACTGATTTCATCTTTAAGCGTCTTTAATTCCTGCTTGAGATTACTGACACCAGTTTCTTCCTCGATGACCCGACGCATCTCCCTTAATTTTTCCTTCTGGTCTGAGTCGTCAGTTTCTTTAATCCACTTGTCAAGAGTTTTAAGACTTTTGTCCTTTACATCATCGGACTCTGAAATCTTCCCAGATTTGAAGTCGGTATAAACCTTATTCAAAGCCTCGCCGAGTTTAGGGTTGGTTTTCATTTCATCAACGATAACCTTTACTCCCTTAACTTCTTCCTCCAATGCTTTGAGGGTCTTTTCCTTCTCCGCTAACTGCTGGGTTTTGATAGTATAATCGTCCCCCTTCTGAGCTAACTCTTTCAGTTCATCTAAACTAACTTCCTTTTCCTGCCCTTGAACCTTAATCTTGAATTTAGATTGGTCTTGGGACTTATCACCTGACTGACCTTTGTCTTGGTCTGGCATTATTCCTCCTTGTCAAAGACTCCTCTTTTGAGGTTAGTCTGCTATTTCTTTTTCCTGTTATAAGGATTAAGATTACTGGAACTGGGCTCGGCAGTTTCGATTATACTGGTCTTACCTGCCTTGATTCCTCCTGCCCTGCTCGTCTGCTTTGGCTTCATCACTTTATCTGGCACTTCCCATCACCTACCTTTCCTTTTGTTAAAAATTCCTCTATTGTCATATCCTTTTTACTACAATTACATTTTTTGCAAGCAACACCTAAATTCTCATAATGATTAGTCCCTCCTTTTGATATTGGTATTTTATGTTCTAAATTATCATTCCCAAACCGAATAGGAATTAAACATAAATAACAAGTAAGGGTTCCAAATTTTTTAATGTTATCTTCATAAACTCTCTGTAAAATTTCTTTTGTAATAACCCCTTCAGCGCACCTAACCCTATATTTTCTTAATTTGCTTTTTAATCTAATATATTTAGGGTGGTTTTTTCTCCATATTCTATTTCGTTCCAATCTCCACTCTTTTGTTTTTGAAATTCCACCTTTCCAATTAGGATGTTTTTCTCCCAATATATCGGTTCTTTTAATTCCCTTATTCCAAGGAATCCCTCCTATAAATTCTCCACCCGTTCTCCACCAATGAGTCTTGGGTTGTCCCTTTTTTATATATTTACGTTTTTTCCTTCCAGTTAAAATCCCTAAATGACTTCCTGCCTCTTTATTGGTTTGTCCCCAAATTCTTCCATCTTTACAAATTTTCACTTGTGCCAACCTCTACTCCCTGATTTCTTGGCGTTTATACTTGCGTAAAAAACCTGTTTTGCTTTTTTCTCTCCATATTGTTTTTTCATAGAAGCCATAACCTTTTTACCCTTATTGGTAAGCGGGTTATGTTCCTTTGTTTTCTCAAGTGCCGTAGATGTTCCTAATCCTATCGTGTGTCTATTGGTAACGTGCTTGTTAGCACTGCTTAAATTTAATAACCCCATTTACCTCCTCCCACTTTTTAATACGCCTGTGTCTTTAAGAAATTGAGGCAAAGAGTGCAAAACCCCATCCTTATACATTATGTCTGCTGTCCTCTTTGAGAGAAATTTCAACTTGTTCTGATAACGTTTTTCGTCAAACTTTACTGATATACACTCTTTTGGACTTGCGTCTGCAATTCCTCTTGATTTCAGAAATCTCTTCCTCTTTTTCGCATCAACAAGAATAAGCAATTACTGACCCCCCTCATTTCCTCCCACGTTGGGTTGCGACCTTATGCTTCCGATAATATCCGCCATTTCAGGAACTCCGCCCCTTGCTAAATCTGGAGTTGTCGTCTGTGTTGGGGTTTTACTGTCCCCTCTCTGTGGATTTGCTGTCGGTGATTTTCTTTTCATACTTTCTGCGTGCTTAACAATATGCTCATCTAACTGTGGTGTTGGTTGCATACCAGGTGTCTGTTGAACCTGTGCGTGAACCTGTAAATGCAGTAAGTCGTTCTCATTGGGGCCAACAACCTGCGGAATACCCTGCATAAGTAGTTTATTCTCTGCCTGTGCCGCCGCAATTTCCTCTTGGTCGTATTTAATAATTATTTCCTCAATATCCTTAAAATCAAACTTCTTGAGTAGTTGCTCTAAATAAACATCGTCTTTCACACGCTCAGGGAAGTTTGCCTTTATCGCCCCTGTCAAGTCAAGCCACTGCTTTCTTTCTACTGCCTCATCCTTCGGCGGCCTTGTTGAACCTGCCTCTATCCTGTAAGCCAATTCTTTCTGTATTATCCTGCGTGCCTCTTTCATATCTGTCGGCAGGGTAGGCCACATATCCTCGCTTACTGGCTCGCCAATAATCTGCTCTATCCTTGATTTATCTTGGATAAACTGCCAAATCAAACCGCATAATCCTCTTGCCACATCAACCGTGAAATCTTCTACAATATCAACTTTTTCAGACTGTCTTATTAAAGAACCTGCCCTGACATTCTCGCTTTCGGTTGCGGTTTCAATTCCCCGAACATTGTAAAGAAGTTGGTTAAACCCAGAAATCCTCATTAAGTCCTCAAGGACAATGCTCCTTAACTCGTAGAAATCTCTCGGTATGGGCGGAGGCGTAAAGCCCTTTAATACATTTTCAGAAACATCATCAAGAAAGATTAAATCAACATCGCCTGATTGCTGTATATTGGTTGCTTCTGTATCATTAATTGATTGCCTCTTTGCAAATATCAAAGTTCCCGCTCTTTTCCTATGCCTGTTCATTGCAGAGGATATATAAGATAATTCTTTAAGCTGGGGTATCATCGGGACAATATCAGATAACGGATAAGAGTTCGCCTTTTCCTCTGTCTGCGGTATGTCATTAAATATAAGAGGATAAAATGTAAATCCTTCAGTAAGATAATCCCAATCTCCGTCATAGAGCGTATCTGTGTTATAACCCTGTGCAAGGGTGAATCTCTTGCGTGAACGCCTGTCCCAAACGTGATATAGAGTTATAGTTACTAAGTCCAAATCCTGACCTGGAACTACACCCACCGCCACCTGTGGGTTATCTCGCATACGATAAATAGTCGGCTTTTGTTTTGTTTCACTTGAGAATCTCCTGTTAAATAAATCGTATTTAGATTTCTTATAAAAGGGATTAGCAAGTAAGTCTGAATAAGGTATCTTCTGGCGCTTAATGATATAAGGACATTCCCTTATGTTGTGATACCCGTCTGGCCAGAGTATGTCTGGAGAAGGAATAAAGTTAGCGAATACATCATCATCTTTTATTGTTTCGTCAAGTATTCCCTTTTCCTCCTCAACCTTTTCCTCTTTTTCTTTACCAAGCAACTTACCCCAGAACCCAGGGTTTTCCTCTATCATCTGCCCCTGTGTTTTTCTTTCGGTAAGTATTGTGTAGCCGACTTCCATAAATCCAGGCGGCTGAAGAACCCCGTCAAGTATGACCTGCTTCATCTTTCTTTTTATCTGTAACTCTTTCCAGTAATAATTTATAACCTGCTCCATCGTCTCGGCAAATCTCCAATACTTACTTGAGTTCGCCCTGACAAAGATTTTAGGATTCCTCGCATAGATAGAACCTACAAGGATTTTAAGGAACTCATAAACAAAGTTCACTTCCGTAAGTTCTTCGCTATTACTAAAAGGATTTCCAAAAAATGTCCCAGTATATAACTTTATAGATTCCCTGCGTGATGTTGCGTGTTCACTCTGTAAACTCTCCGCCCTTTGAATACGGGAAAGCCACATTGTAATTACATCAGTTTTAAGAGGCATTACTCTTTCTCCTTATCTTCATCCATTACTACTTCATAGGGAATCCAAATAAAGTTCCCGTCTTTATCTTTGCTTAATAATGAAATTGCGTTATAAACCATTTTCGGTAAATCCCTTTTCTTATTCCAAAACCAAAACTCATAACCGTTCAGTGGTGCTTTGCATAATGGACACACCATATCGTCTGTCGGTTGAGGTTGGGGTATATCTTTAGACACAGACGTAAAATCCTCTGCCCTAACATTGTTATCCTTAATTGCCTTTTCTAAATCGCCCTTAAAATTATAAAGGTGCGTCTTACATTTCGGACAGTAAATCGGAGCATCCGCAAAGGCAAGGTTGGTAAATAGTAATAAGCCGATAATAATTAAACTCTTGAGGGTAATATAAACCTCCTAAAAGGGTGTTTCTTATCCTCTTCTTTGTTGCGTTCCATATCTCTTGTGTATTCCCCGAATGTCATCCCCTTAATTTCGGGTTTCTTTTCTTCTGGTGGAATAATTGTAGATAATCTATTAAGAAAAGTCTGGGCATCAAACAAATCATCGTGAATACATAAAGGAAATTGTAATAATTCGAGTTCCAGTTCTTCGGTAAGACAATATTTTCTACCATTACAATCAAGTTGCACAATAGCTCCCTTATTTGGCCAAAACCATTGATGTTGTGCGTATTCAGGAACCAAACTCCTGATTCTGTCCTCTTTGGCAACTGTATGCGAAGAAATGGGAGTAGGTGTAAAATTAAGTCTCTTTAATCTTCTTGCTTCCTCGAAATAAAAACAGTCCGTATCCTGAAATGCTATCGCCTCCCAACCACAACCCTTGATTACCCACTTAACAGCCAAATCCATCGCCCTATCGACCCTCTGTTTTGGGTCAATTTTATCTCTTATGCCATCAACAATAAATTTTCCCCTTTTTCCATCTATCCAACCTAAACCAACCACCAACATTACTGTAAAATCTGACTTCTTCTTTCTCTTACTTGCTGGGTCAACTAAAAGATAAAAATTACAATTCTTGGGAATTTCCGAAAAATAACAAATCATTTCAGGTCTAAACTGCCTTTTGGCGGGGTCGTCTGGGTTTAACATCATTTGGCAATTAAAAACCCATATATCCGTCATCATCTTAACTACAGATTCCCGACTAAAGCGTTCAGGATGAACGATTTGGCCATCATCCCCCGCCATAAACTTCTCAACATCCCTAACAATCGGGATTTCAAAGAGTTTTATATTCTGGTCTCCCTTTTTCTTGGAATATAAATCAGCATAATGATAACGAGTTCCCTCATAGTCTTGAATCTTGGCTTCTACTTTCGCAAACATTCCGATATTAAACCTATCATCCCAAGACATTGTTTTCTTGAGTTGGTCGTCCGTAGTTACCGACTTCTCGGTTACAAGGTCGTTCTTCTTTGCGATGTCATAATGGCGACCTGTGATTTCCGTATCAACGCCAACCGCTTCAATATTATCCTCAACCCTATTCCAGTCGCTCCTGTTCGCTAAGGAAAACCCAGTCATATTGCCCCATTCCTTGCTGTTGGGAATACACTCAGGGAACAACCGCCTTAAATCAGTAGTCAAAAAATAGTTCTTAATGGCAACGAGATTATCAGATGCGTTCTCCTGCTTGTTATGACAAAGAACAATGTGAATGTTTGGGAAGTTCAATAGTAACTGCGCCGAGTTCCCAAGTGTGATAATGGTCGTCTTATAAAAGATTCGGTAGCAAAGATATAACCTCTCAAGAAACTTAAAATCCTCATCAATGTTATCGCTGACATCATCAAGGGTGAGCATATCCTGGCTTGGGAGCGCCATACCCAACCGAACCGCCTGCCAACAGATTAAACTTACCTCATCGCAAAAGGGCTTGTAGAAGTCGCCAAACTTCTCAATTTCCTTATTGTTTGTAAGGCAACAAAGGTAGAATAAATCATTGCGGCATAGCCAGCGCCTCTTATCCCGAAGGATAGCCAACCCCACTTTCTCTGATGTTGCCTGACGAATCAGGTTATCAAAGTAGGATACCTTTGCCTCAATGGACTGGCGGAGTTTAATCATCTTCCCCGCTTCCGCAACGCTTAATCTTGATAATCTCTCCACAGACAGGACACTCAATATGGCGGTCAATAGTTGAACTGACGAACCATTCTCTTTTTTCCCCGCACTGGGGACAGATTATCGTTTTAAGTTTGCCGATTGTCATCCTTTT